TAATGCGTAGTTGGTTGAGTAACGTTTTTTCTTCATCGCATAATATTTGCATTGTCGCCAACTCATTTCCTTTAAAAATTTTATAAAAAATATATTTTAGTTGTTAATGGGATGTTGTCTTTAATAATTTTTTATTTTAGTTGTTAGGAGGTCAGGTGATGTTTTATTTCGGTTAAAAAAATAAATTATAATTGTTAGGAGGTATATACATAGGTACGAGCGACATCGAACAATGGGGTCCCCCCCTACTTTTTTCTAACAACCACCACCTGGCGCTACAACCAACATACCACCACTACCCCACCCCACCACTAGCAGCACCACTACTTTTTTTGCGCTCTCTCTACTAAGAATGATTTATTTTATTTTGTGAGGGCTAAGGGCAGCGGATACCACCACAGCAGATCAGTACCACAACAGAGCAACAGGTCCGGCAGGAGCCTTGATGCTATGTCGTTAGGGTGTAGCTTATGACATACTCTGCATTGTATTGCACTATACTCATTATCTATACTTATGAAACATTGCACTATACATATTGACTCTATTGAAAGAATAGACTACACTAATAAGAGAGGAGTGGTGTTATGTTAATCGGATATGTAAGAGTAAGCACAGCAGATCAGAACACGATCAGACAAGAGGTAATGATGCAGGAACTTGGGGTAGAGGAAATCTACATCGACAGAGCAAGTGGTAAGGATACCAAGCGTCCAGAGCTACAGAAGATGTTGTCCTATGCTCGAAGAGGTGACACTGTAGTAGTAGAGAGCATAAGCCGTTTTGCTCGTAATACTCGTGACCTCTTAGAATTAGTCGATACGCTTACTAAACGAGAAGTTAAGTTTATTAGTAAGAAGGAGAACATTGACACTAGCACAGCAGCCGGAGTCTTTATGCTTACTGTGTTTGGTGCAATAGCTCAGTTAGAAAGAGCCTACATACTTGATAGGCAAAGGGAGGGAATCGAGATCGCTAAGAAGGAAGGCAAGTTTAAAGGAAGAAAACGCATAGAGAACAGCAAGTTTGCTGAAGTCTATAAGGAATGGAAGTCAGGGAGCATCACAGCTGTTAAGGCAATGACAATGCTAGAAATGAAGTCCAACACATTCTATAGAAGAGTTGCAGAACATGAGAAGAGTTAATCCTCTTCTTTTTTTATGTCCACTATTTCACCCTGAATCTGATTGCGTTCCATTATCTCCAACAGCTGTTTAAGGTCCGAGTCTGCTAGAGCTATGATAGGCTTATTAAGTAGATCAGCAGGAGGAACGTTTTCTACAGTTTGGACATCCTTCCAGCCATAGTTTTTAAGGGCAAATATAGCACCTGTTGGATTGTTCCCAAACAGTCTAGATTCTGCATAGTTCTCCACTCTGAGCTTCAACTCTTTTAGCGGATTAGAAAAGACTTCTTTATCTGTATCATACTTACCACTCTCATAATCATAAAAGGTGTTCTTTATCATTCCCATTGCCAAACATAACCCAGTGAATGTCAAATGCTTTTCGGCAGCTAAAGTCTCTTCTATATACTTAGAGCCTATAGAATACAATTCAGCAGCAGACTCATATTTTCTAGGTCTGCCACATCCATGTCCTAACGCATATTGATTCCCGATTGCAGCAGCCATAATATCACCTTCCATCCGTCTACTTAACAACTATCCGAATCTTTCCATCATAGAATCCGATTGTCTTTCCTTCTATCAGTAATTGTAAATCATCCTTAGTTAAATTAATCATCATTACTGAGTCGCTTATTTTTCCTTCATAGTCCTCAGCCATCATCAGCACACCTCCTTTAATACCATCTACACAGCCTACAACGCCATTCTAAGCCCACTAATTAACATTGCAGTACCAACCCACCACAACAGTAATTACTAAGCTCAAAACTAATCTCAATAAATTTGATAAACACTGTTGACAATCAATTTGATATGCGATATAGTTAATCAAAATCAAATTTGAGGGGGAAAACAAAATGAAATTATCCGAAATGTGGGTAAAAGCTAAGGAAATATTCGATGCTAATGAGGATGAGTATGTTTGTATCGGAATCCGCTTTGAAGACAAAGTTAGACAAATAGGGGACATTTGCGAGTGCAGCAAACATAACACCGACCGAGAGGATGAGAGAGATTTTCCAGAATTCGGCACTGATGAGTACAGTGAAATGGCCACATTAGACGGAACGTCCTCGTGGAGCCTACGTAGATCAATGAATTATGAATATCCAGAACGAAATGCCGAAAAGGAAGCCACAGAATGCTATTTCCAAGAACACTGTTATATTATCGCCGGTAGATACTCAACAAATGAAGATGACGGCTTGGACGATGGCGAGATTGTAATTGAGGATGCAAAAGTTATTGCCCAACTATTTTAAGGAGGAAATAGCAATGAGTACAACCCACGGAGGCAAACGCCCAGGAGCAGGAAGAAAGCCATCAGGACGTAAACCACAATCAATATACGTTACAGACGATGAGCTAATCAAAATAAAGGAATATATCCTATCACTAAGGACTGCTAAGTAGGCGGTCCTTTTCCATGCCATGATAATACAATCAATACTTAAAAATAAATCTAATTAATTTGATAAACACCATTGACAATCATACTTGATTCTGTTAAACTAAATTCAAGATCAAAACACAAGGAGGAAAACACATGGCTCACTTATACATCGTAGTGGTTCAAGACGATGGCGAGGAATTCCAATATGAGTTCGGCAACCTCAAACACGCTAAAGAGTTATTCGACAGCGAATCAAACGCTCAATTAATTGAGTACATCGACGGCAAACACCATCTTGTAGAAGCTAAATAAGAGGAGGAAAATTAAATGAAATTTATCAAAGAATACAAGGGTTGGAAAATATGGCACGGCGAACAATATTTCTATACCGGATACCTTATTTCGATGCCAGGGCATGAAGCTTATAACGACTTAATCAGATCAGGGCAAACACTTAAAGAGTCTTACAAGGCTATAAGCAACTTAATGTTAGTCTAAGAGGGACTTCTTCCCTCGCTCATACTTCCTAAAACTAGGGAGCGTGAGCGAATGAAGAAAACTAAAACTAAGAGGAGGAAAAAGAAATGGCAGCTAAACAAACTGTTTATGAAATGGTCACTGAGCGCATTATCAAAAAACTTGAATCCGGTGTAATCCCTTGGAGAAAACCATGGAATTCATCCGGTGCAGTCGCTTGGGATACTCAAAGAGAATATCGAGGTATTAATGCCATGCTACTCGAACCAGGCGAGTATGCAACCTTCAATAAGATCAAAGAAGCAGGTGGAAAAGTCAAGAAGGGAGCTAAGGGCCAAATAATTGTCTTTTGGAAAATGTTCGAGAATGAAGAAGACCCAGACAAGAAAATTCCATTTCTTCGCTACTACACAGTATTTGAGATCAACACCCAAGTTGAAGGGTTAAAGAGTAAGCGCAAAGAAGCAGTAGTTAATGACCACAACCCCATCGAATCAGCCGAGCAAATAAAAGAAGCCTACCGGAATTGCCCTCCGATAAGCTACGCGCCAGGTAAAGCCTTCTATATGCCTTCCACCGACTCCATAAGTGTACCAGAAATTAACGACTACAACAACCCCGAAGAATTCTATAGCACCATGTTCCATGAGATGGTACACAGCACCGGCCACAAGTCGAGATTAAACCGCAGCGGAATAACAGCCATAGCAGCATTTGGAAGTGAAACATATTCAAAGGAGGAATTAGTCGCGGAAATCGGTTCAGCAATGCTTTGCACAGTAGCAGGAATTGACCAAACAACCTTTGAGAATTCGGCATCTTATGTCTCATCATGGTTACGAGCATTAAAGGGAGATCCTAAAATGGTAGTATTCGCCGCAAGTCAAGCTCAAAAAGCAGCCGACCATATTAGAGGGATTAAGGCCGAGTATTAATTAACAAGGCTAGCAGGGAGCCATAATACCCTGCATTGAAGGAGGAAAAACAATGGCCAGTGGAGGAAAACGAGAAGGAGCAGGAAGAAAACCCCTACGAGATGCTACGGGAGTCAATAAAACAATCCGCTTTACTCCTACAGAATGGGACGAGATAGTTATTAGAGCACACATAAAAGAAATTACACCAAGCGAATACATCAGACGAAAGGCTCTCGAATGAGGGCCTTTTCTTTATTCCGCCTTCTAACCACTAGAACACCTTAAAATAAGTAACCTTCAAATAACATCCCAAGTCATTGTACATAGCTTGGTAATTCTCCACATGCTTACTTGCCTTTTCTTCTGCATCATAAATCCTTATGATATCTTCAATCCTATCTTTATTAACACAAGTAACTGTATAAACAAACATTCACTACACTCTCCTATAGAATATTTAACCTTCATACAATAGAAATCCCAACGTTGGGATTTATTAAGTAGATGCCTTTTCTTTATTGCTAATAAAATTTAATTGACTTAGCGATTGATTTTATACCGTCTATCATAGCGTAAAACCGAATACTAACAAACTCAATAAGCCCTACTTCAACCATTACTATCAACTCCTTTACCACAAACCCTGTAACCCTGTTCTAAGCTCTTCAAATCCCATCAAGTATCAACTATACCTAATAGCATTTAAACAGCTCAAAACACGTTAAAATAATTTATCAACTCCTCTTGACATACTAGCTAACTAGCTATATAATATACTCAAGATCAAGAAATGAGGGGGAAACAACAATGTCGAATCGATTGGTAGCCGACACCATCGCCGAACAGCTCGGAGGTTATGGAAAGCTAGAAGCTATGATTAATGCAAAGAACTTTTCTTACGGTGATAACAGCTTAACCTTCAAATAACAAAAACATCAACTGTATCAAAATTAACCTTGAGTCAAACGACACATACACCGTTACTTACTACAAGATCAAAAAACTAGACTTCACCATTGTCTCAGAGACTAAAAGAGTCTACGCAGACAGCCTAAAAACCTCTATCCGTAACAACATAGGCTTACGACTTAGTTTAGCTTAATCCCTAAGGCCAACCGAGAGCCTTTGATACTCGGTAGAAGGAGGGAGATTATGCACTTAGTAGAATTAAGATTACTATTTTGCGATGATGGACATAGTTTTTATATCCCTAATGATGAAATACGCGATTTGGATGATTTGGTATGTCCAATTTGTACGAGGGAAATATCAAGCGAAGCTAGTCGAACCGTTTTAATGGCATCCAGTGGTAGGGATACGATGAAGTTATATGAAGAGTACGGAGGAGATAAATAGATGCAAGTAGTTCTTAACACTAAAATATCCCTAGAACTAAGACAACAACTCGATAACCACGCTAAAGATTCAGGCAAGGCAATTGCCAGGGTAGTTGCAGAAGCGTTAGAAATGTATCTTAACAAAAAGGAGGAATAGCACAATGTACAACGTCACAGTATCCAATTGGCAAACAACCTTCTCTAAAACCTTCAACGATGTAGATTCAGCAATAGACTTTGCATACTCCTACAGTAACCGAGGAGGATACCATGTAACATGCCAAACAGTGAAGGAGGGGAATTAAGATGCAAAACGCATGGTTCCAACATGGCGATATGATTCTCCCAGTAGATGAGGCGCATATGAGTATCAGGACCGGAAAACGTAACATGACCATACTCAGTAACGACACCGACAAGTACAACCGAGCAATGAGCGCAACCCTAGACATGCAAAACGGAGACACAATATGGGCCTACTCGATAACGATTAGCGATTCACCATTTGGTAGAATCATCAAATCTAACGAGGAATACGAGATCGAAACAACCTAGAGGGTTAAGCCCTCGCTTCTATCTCCCAGTAATGAGGGACGGAAGCGAATGCTTAAAACTAAGAAAGAAGGAATTAAAATGAAAATAGGCCAACACTTCTTATCTCTATCCAAAATAGACACCCACTACCGACTCTACGAGCTAACCGCAATCGTCGAAGGAGTAACTAACAGCCACATACTTCATGAAATCCACACAGGTGAAGTCTGTGAAGTAGAACCGGAATGGTTTAATCAGCGCAGGATTGAATTAGTCAATGAGAATGTAATTTAGAACCAAGCAGGGGAATCAAAGAACTCTCGAATCAATCGAGGGTTTTTCTTTTTATAACGGCCCCCGAACAGGTTTATTCTTCCTGAGTAACTTCTCTATCTCCTCAAGCTCCCTATTACCCCTTCTCTTTGCAATCTCTTCAGGGTTGATGCAGGTCAGTTCTTCATGGTCCCAATAACGGCAGGTGAAGCAATTGATATATGAGCTCTTATATGCAGCTATAAATGCAGCGCATGATGTACTCATAATCAATCTCACCCCCAAACAAATACAAAAGACGCGACAAGGCTATAATTAAGCCATTGCGCGTCTTTATGCATTAAACTTCCGTACTTTAGGCGGGTAACGGATCACCCTGCATATTTACATTATAACATACCTAATTATCATAAA